ATATATAAAACTTTTTAAATCTGTTCACTTTAAGTAAAAAAGTAAACACTTTCCGTTGCGTTTATATTAATCAGATATAAGCGAAAAAAATGGAAAAATTCACAGTAGAAAATATCCGAACAAAGCTGTCCAAAATCAAGGAGGTTTTGTTAGAAGAAACACCAACCGAAGAAGTCCAACTAGAGGACGCTAAACTAGTTGACGGTACTATTGTACGAATTGAGCCAGCTATTGAGGTAGGCGCAACAGTTCAAGTAATAGGCGAAGATGGTGAGTTGATTGATGCACCTGATGCAGACCACGAAATGGAAGATGGTCGAATCATCAAAACCGAAGGCGGTATTATCCTTGAAGTTATCGAAGTTGAAGGTGAGGAAGAAGAAGTAGTTGTAGAGGAAGAAATGTCTGAGGAAGGAGAAACTGAGCCAACCTTTGAAGATAAGCTGCTTGCAAAAGTAAACGAACTCGTTACCAAGCATCGCGAAGATTTAGACGCGAAAATAGCAGGTTTGAAATTTGCTAAGTCTGAATCAGTAGAATCATTGACAGCCGAAAACAAGCAACTTAAAGAAACGCTTGTTGAAGTTGTTGAGATGTTCCAAGCATTTACCGAGCAAGAAAAAGAAGCACCTAAAAAGACACCGTCTAAAGCATGGATGTCTAAGGATTCGCAGAAGATTGACTTTTCAACATTGCTAAGAAAAAACTAAAAACATATTACAATGGCATTTGACGTACCAAGTTTAACTAATTACACAGCGGAAAATCAGTTTCCGCTAATGAGAAGGACGGTTCTAGGGGCTAAAATGATGAGCCTTGCAACGGTTGTACCTTCTATTAAAGGACCATCGAAGTTACCACAGATTGCGCAGACCATTTTCTTCCAAGAAGATGGTTGTTCTTTCAATGCTTCTGGAGATACTGCATTCTCACAGAGAACGCTTACTCCGGGCAAAGTAAAGATTAACGATTCTTGGTGTCCAAAAGACCTAGAGCCTAAGTACTTCGCTCAGGAAATGAGAGCAGGGGCGCATTATGAAAACGTAACTCCTGAGTACGTATGGCAGTCTATTATGGAAGAGTACGCTGACAAAGTATCTAACGTTGTTGACGTTGCTGTATGGCAGGGCGATACAGTTAGCGGCTCAGGTAACAATTCGCATTGGGATGGATTTATAACACTCCTTTCAAGTGGTACTACTGATGCTGACCCTTCTAACACAATTTCAGACCTTGGAGTACCATCTCAAGCCGTTGACGCACAATGGTTGGTTTACAACTCAGCTAGTTTGTTAGGTCTAACTCAGTACGATGATTTTAGAGTGTTCGTGGGTTACGATGACTATGCGGCACTTGTTCAAGGATTGAACGACAACTCAATCACTTACGGAACAATGGTTGACGGCACTAACGGAGACAAGAACGTAGAAGGTCAAGGGCTGACAATGTTTGGCACTAACTTGAAAGTTATTCCAGTTGCAGGATTGACAGGACAGAACAAGCTATACGCTGGACGTTTGTCTAACTTCTTTGTAGGTGTTGATGCTGAGGGAGACTTCACAAACTTCGAAACTTGGTACTCACAAGATGACAGAGTTGTTAAACTTGCGATTGAGTTCAAGTTAGGTTGTCAAGTTGCATTCCCTGACGAGATTATCACAATCATACCTTAATTAAAATGAATTAACGGGAGTGGGTTTCGACCCATTCCCTTAACTTAAAAAAGACTTAAAATGGCGTGTGCATTAACACAAGGTTTCACATTAGATTGCAAAGATGCGATTGGCGGTATTAAATCCGTTCGATTTGCTACGCTTTCTGATTATTTGAGTCTTGACCCTACTTACACCACAGGTAGCGTATCTTTCGGTTCGGCATCTACTGTATTTTACAAGTACGAGTTGGACAAAGAAGAAAGCACGTTCAACGATAACCCAACGGCAGGAAGTAACAAAGGCACACTTTACTACGTGCCAGACATTACTTTTATCTTGTCAAAGTTGGACGTTCAAAAGCGTAAAGAAATGCAACTACTCGCAAAGAACAGAGTGGTGGCAATCGTTGAAACACGCGAAGCAACCCCTACTTATTGGGCAATTGGTGTAACTAATGGCTTAGACTTTTCAACGGGTACGGGTGCATCAGGAACAGCAGCGGCTGACCTTAACGGCTACACAATGACGTTTAACGGCATGGAGCCTGACCCAATGGTAGAGGTATCAAGTTCTGACTTGGCATCTATCACTAACTAGAATCTTCTTTTTCTCTGTCTTGAAAGGGTGTGGCTTAACGGTTGCACCCTTTTTATTTAACAAAAACCGCTTGTTTTATATTAAGTAAGAAAAGCAAGCAATGGCAACAAGTATAACACCAGCAGATTTAACCGTAACCATTACAGAAGCGGTGCAGTTAAATGGCTCTGACAAAGGCTCGTCAAACGTTTTGACAATAACAGACGTTGCCGAAGTTGATAACAGAATAGTAAACGTGGGTACAGCTGAAACTGACATTATCGGTTTTGGTTCGGCTAACGGTCAAGGGTCGTTTGTTCGTACTGATGTGAAATACATCCGCATAACCAATTTAGATGATACTAACTACGTTACGCTCGGAATGTCTAAAACGGGTGCTGATACATTCTACATTAAGCTAGAGGCTAAAAAGTCTATCATGTTAGGAAATGATGACTTAGAAGTTGATGCTTCGGGCGGTGCTTCTAGTGCATTTGTAGAAGCTGATAACATTAGCGCAAAAGCTAACGGGGCTGCCGTTGATTTGGAATACTTTGTAGCCTTGACTTGATAAGAATTACGCAAGATAGCGCAAACTTGGTAGTAATTACCACTACTGAAAAAGGTAGCGCAAGCTATTATCTGTTTCAATTTAAGGATTTGGCGGAAAACACTTCAAGCTATTGCGTAGCGCAAGACACATCGCCATATCAAGAGCGTTACAACGCTTTCACGATTACAGACGCTCCAAGTCCTACACCAACGGATGCAGAGGTGGATTTGGACAAAGGGCAATTCAAATACTTTGTTTATGCTAATTCAAACGGCAGCAACTTAGACCCTGACGGTTTGACGTTACTTGAATCAGGAATGTGTGTTGTAACGGGTACAGAAACAGAACCAACAGAATACGAACGAACGCAGACTTATGTCGAATACGAAGGCTAACATGAGGGTAATAACTTTGGCGGCACATTCAACGCCTGAGTTCAAAGAAGATAGGTCTAAGGATTGGATTATGTACGGTACTGAAAGACCGTGGAAGAACCGTTATCCTGACTACCTGTTAGACTTATTTAATTCGTCTGCAAAGCACAACGCTATTATTCGAGGTAAGGTTGATTACATTGTAGGCAATGGATTTAGAGTTGATGACAAAGGGCTTGGAACAGAATCACTAGCAAAGGTTTCTAAGTTTATCAATCAGCCTAACCGATACGAGACACTTGACGAACTGTTAATGAAGTGCTCACTTGATTTAGAAATATACAACGGTTTCGCTTTAGAGATAATCGCTAATAAGACCAATCAGAAGATTGCAGGTGTCTATCACGTTGATTTTACCAAGTACCGAAAGTGCAAAGAAACGGACGGGTACTTTTATAGCGATGAGTGGCATAAAACACAACCCAAAGTTGAGTATATTCCTGAGTTTGACCCGTATAAAATAGGCGGTAAAAGTCTATTGTATGTGAAAACGTACCATCCAATGTCTGACGTTTACCCATTGCCTGAGTATTTGGGTTGTGTTCCTTACGTAGAAATGGACAAGGAAATAGCTAACTTCCATTTGAACTCTATTAAGAACGGGTTCATGGGTGGTACTATGATTAACTTCTACAACGGGACGCCAACAGAGGAAGAACAGGAAGCAATAGAGCGAAAATTATACGACAAATTCAGCGGTTCGGATAACGCTAACAAATTGGTGCTTAACTTTAACGATAGTCGCGAACAAGGTGCTGAGATTATTGCGTTAAACGGTAACGATTTTGACAAGCGTTTCGACATTTTAAACGAAACGGTACGTAAGGAAATTTTTAGCGGTCATCGAATTGTTGACCCTAACCTATTTGGAATCAAAGAAGATGGAATCTTCGCTACACGAAACCAAATAAGAGACAGTTACGAGTTATTTCAGAACACCTACGTAAACCAACGCCAAAGACTGTTAGAACAAGTGTTTAACGGATTAGCAAGCGTACAAGGTTTTGAAGGTAGGTTGTACATTGAAGATACCGAACCGTTAGGGGTAGAATTTAGTGAGGCAACGAAGGTTTCTGTTATGACACGCGATGAGATACGCGAAGCGGTTGGTTTAGAGCCTTTGTCAGAGGTTGCAATGTCTAAAGAGGTGCAACTATCCAAAGAAGATGAAGTAAGCGAAATACAGCTATGTGATGCGTTCTTTGAGTGCGGTTTGTCGTTGGATGAGTGGGAGGTAGTGGAATCAAAACCAGTACGCTTTCAGTCAGACAAGGAATTAGAGTTGTCAGAAGATAGAATAAGAAAGTTCGGGTTTGCTGATGAGAACTTTGACATGGCTGTTCTTGAAATACTAAAAGAAAACCCTAATCAAACATGGGCGGCTATTGCAGCACAACTTGAAACAACGGTTGAAAAGGTCGCTGAATCTTTACGCAGTTTGACTTCAAAGAACTTTCTGACCATTACAGAGCAGGTAGTTGAAGAAACTTCACAGAGAGTTGCAGAAGTTACACTAGAAGGTTCGAAAGCACTAGAAACAGCAGAACCATTAGACGTAACGTTTAGAATCGCTTACAGGTACGCTAAAAGCCCCGAAGCAAGTGGAGCAGATGTACTACCAACTACGCGGGAATTTTGCAGAAGGATGGTAAGTCAGTCGGCTAACCGAGTATGGACAAACGCAGATATTCAGCGTATCGGTATGCAAGAAAATAGAAACGTGTGGATGCGTAGAGGTGGATTCTGGACACGACAGGGCGGTGCGGTCACTACGCCTTATTGCCGACACGTATGGGAACAGGTTGTAATAAAAGAACGCAATGGCTGATATACTATTCATAAGTCAAAGTTTCCTAAAGGAAAACACGCAAGTCAGCGATAACGTAGATGTAAAGTATATCCGCGAAAGTATTCTATGGTCGCAAGATTCGCAGATTCAACCGATACTTGGAACGACACTTTATAGAAAGTTGCAAACTGATATTCAAGCGAGTTCTCTGACGGGCGTTTACAAGACTTTGGTAGATGACTACATACAAGTTTGCTTGAAGCACTACGTAACGGCTGAGTGCTTGCAAATGGCACACTACAAGATAACCAACAAAGGGTTGCAGATTCAAGATTCTGAGCAATCACAACCAGCATCTTCAACACGCCTTGACAAATTGGTGGAAAAAGAACAGAACAAAGGCGATTGGTATCGTCAAAGGTTGATTGATTACCTTTGTGAATACACTTCACTTTACCCTGAATATGAAAATCCTGATAGCGGTGTTGATACGATACAACCAACGCGCGACAATTACAGAACAACTATCTATTTAGGTGGCATTAGCCGACCAATGACCCTAAGAGAGAAATACCGAGATGTCTAAAAAGAACGAAAAACTATTAAAGCGATACCTTGCTAACCTTAAATCAAATAATCGACCAAATCAAGACGTTAGCCAACGCTCATTATCAGATAGCGGAGGTAGGCGTAGGAACGATAGCGGAACTCCAAAGCAAGCCTGACAGAGAATACCCGTTATTGTGGCTTTCAAACGAGGGCGGCACGTTAGATAACAACTACAAAGTAGACAATATACGTCTAACTATGTTCGGGCGTGTTACCGTTGGCGATGAAGGGCAAGACGATGACACTTCTGAATTAGAAGTATTGTCTGATATGCAGTTGATTCTGTTAGACTTTCTGAACTACTTCCATCAAAATCACGGGCAAGATTACGTTACAGACAAATCAAACACGCTTGAACATTTTACAGAGCG